CGAGAGCCTGCGGCACAGTATGATGGCGCTGCGCGACGATGCCAAAGGCCAGGGCCTGGGCGAGATGGCGCTGGTGTACGATCACTCCGTACTGAGGTACGGCATCGAGGTGAACCTGCTGCGCCGCTATTTCATCGCGACACACCTCAAGGCTAAATGATGGAAATCCAAGGCTCGAGCAACATCGCGCGCTGGCGTGACCAGCCCCAGGTGATGGTGCGCGAGCTATTCGGAGTCGAGCCCGACCCGTGGCAGGATGATGCGCTCATTGCGTTCCCGAAATCGCCGCGCCTGGCGATGAAAGCCTGCAAGGGCCCAGGCAAGACCGCGGTGCTGGCGTGGATTGGCTGGAATTTCCTGCTCACCCGGCCGCATCCCATGTGCGGCGCCACGAGCACGAGCGGTGCGAACCTCAAGGCCAACCTGTGGACCGAATTGGCGCGCTGGCGCAACAAGTCTGAGCTCCTCCAGGCCACGTTCGAGCTCACCAAAAGCACGATATTCGCCAAGGACCATCCCGAGACCTGGAAAATGGAAGCCCGTACGTGGGCGAAAGACGCGGATGCGAGCCAGATCGGCACGGCGCTCGCTGGCATCCATGCCGAATATGTCCTGTGGCTCGCGGATGAGAGCGGGGACTACCCGGATTCGATCCTGCCCACGCTCGAGGGCATCTTTGCGGGTGAGCCCAAAGAGGCGCACGTGGTGCAGGCAGGCAACCCGCTGATGCTATCGGGCCCGCTCTATCACGCGTGCACGACCGCCAGGCGCCTGTGGAAAGTGGTGGAAATCACCGCTGACCCGGATGACCCCAAGCGCTCCAGCCGCATCAGCGTGGAGCACGCGAGACAGCAGATTGAGCAATGGGGCGCGGATTCGCCCTGGGTGCTGGTCAACATCTTTGGCAAATTCCCGCCCTCGAGCATCAATGCCCTGATAGGCCCAGAGGCCGTGCGCGAGGCCATGCAGCGCTCGTACAAGGAAAACGATATCCGCAGCGCACCGCGCATCCTTTCGGTCGACGTGGCGCGCTTTGGCGATGACAAGAGCGTGATTAACAAACGCCAAGGCCTCCAGATGTTTAAGCCCATGATGTACCGCAACATTGACAGCACGCAGGGCGCTGGCGCGGTCTCACGCGAGTGGACGGAATGGGGCGCAGACGCGTGTTTCATCGATATGACGGGCGGCTGGGGCTCGGGCTGGTTTGACCAGCTTGTGCTCCTGGGCAAGGCGCCCATCGGCATCCAATACGCGGGCGAGGCGCACAACAAAACGCGGTATTTCAACAAGCGCTGCGAGATGGCGTTCGACCTGGTGGAATGGATCAAGCGCGGTGGCGCGCTCTACGAGAGCGATGAGCTCCTGGCAGCACTCACCAACACCACATACACGTTCAAGGGCGACCGCTTCCTGCTCGAGCCCAAAGAGGATGTGAAGGTAAAGCTGGGTTATTCGCCGGATGAATTCGATGCCGCCATGGGCAGTTTCGCACAGCCCATCACGCCAGCGAGCCGCGTGCGGCGCCAGCCGCCTCCAGTCGATTACAATCCGTTCGGTGAGCTTGACCGAGTCGTGCGTGGTTCCTACGCTCAACAGGATTACGACCCTTATCGCAACACATAGGACAGACCCCCATGACGCCAGGACAAGACGAAAGCCAACCGGCAGCAGATGCAGCCGCCGCAGAGCAGCCCGCCTCGCAGCCAATCCGCACCAAGCACATCCTTGATTCTCGCCCAGCAGGCCTGGACGCCACCGAGGCCGAATGCGCGCCTCACGCGGTTGCTCCACGGGTCTCGCTGCAAGATATCGAGGGCGCGATCGCAGCCCGTTACGACACCACCGCGGACAAGGCGCTGGGCAGCAACGTGCCGCAGATGGAATCGCTCAAATTGCTTTCCGTCTGTTTCCTCGTGATGCGCAACGGTTTCACCGTCATCGGCAAGAGCGCGCCAGCATCAGCGGAGAATTTCAACGCTGAGCTCGGCCGCAAACTCGCCTATGAGGATGCTGTGCGCCAGATTTGGCCGCTGATGGGTTACGCCCTGCGCGACAAGCTGGCGGCCGGTTAACGGAATACCCAGAGGCGTCTGGTACGACTCGCAAGGTCCCCAGCGGAAAGGCTGTAAGCGCAAGCCGATAGCCAATCCCTCGCGGTGCTCAGCACACGCCTCAACACTTTTCAGAACGAGAGGATGACCATGCGCTGGGAGCACATGGCGACCACGATTGAGGTGAGCGCTGGCGATGTTAACGGCATCGAAGCGCTCACCGTGCTGCGCGACCTGGGCCAGCACGGCTGGGAGCCGTGGCATATGTTCAGCACGGCGGCATCAGGAGCGTTTCGCTTCCCGGCCGCCTCAACGGATAAGATTTATCTGGCTATCTGGCTCAAGAGGCCTGCGCGTGATTAACCGTGCAGCGGTGCGCCAAACACGCGCCAGCCCAGGAGCAGGAGCAGCACGAAAAGTAGGAGCGTATTGCCCACCGTGCCATAAGGCCCCACCGAGCCGTTCCAGGTAGCGAAGCCGAACACCAACCAGATCAACATCAGAATCCAAAAGCACAAGCCGATGGTCATGAGGACAGGCCTCCCAAATGAAGCGTGGCGCAATTTCAACGTAGTAACGCCAGAATTGGAACAATCGTTCCGGCACATGGTGAACGTGAGCATTTCCCAAAATAATATCGATATGAGCAAGCTGCTCTTGCGCGCAAACCAGCAATTCATCGACCTGTTCGGCCCAATCGAGCCGCGGCCGCCACGCACCCGTTGGCAAAAAGCCCGGGCGGCTATAGGGTCTCGCTTCATCGCGGTCGGTGCGTGGCTCATGGGAGATGACGCGCCGTTTATCGAATGAGCGCGCTGGGTGGGCAAGGTCTCGCTGAGGAAGCATCTCAAGGCGCTGCGCAAAGCAGACCAGAGCGCGCTGAAACTGTTGCGCCGAGATACGAAACAGAAATTCTTGGATCACAACAACATCTTGACCAAATGGCAGGACGCCACGCTGCGCGACCGCGCCAATTTCGTCACCATCGACGCCTTCAATGCGCTCAAAGACGCCTATACGCTGGCGGCCGGGCAGACCGATGGACGCAGCAAGGGCATCGACGGGATACGCGTGGCGATCCTGTTTGTGATAAGCGTGGCGGGGACAGCGATAACCAGCTATTTAGCGTTCAAGGGGCACTGAGGAGATGCGGGGATGAGCTTTGTCAGCCAAGGTGTGAGAATGGTAGGCGAGGCGCTGGGTATCGGCAGCGATGCCGCACAGAACGCAGCCCAGAATGCGGGAGTGATTAAAGCGCCATCGGCGGTGCCCCCACCGCCACCTGGTGGATTGCTCTCGAGCTCTGGCGCCGCGCAGCCAGCGCGCGCTGCGGGAGTCGTTGCAGGCCTGGGCGGTGATAACGTACGCTCGAGCCCGCAAGGCGATCGCGACAAGAGCCGCACAGGTGGCAAAGCCCTGTTCGGGCAATAAGGGGGATGCAATGAGCTTTGTGGGCAAAGCGCTCGGGCTGGGCGGAAATACCGCGCCCGTTGTCACACCACCACCGCCACCGCTCGCCCCGCCGAATCCGCCTATCCTTGGCAGCAACACCGTCCAGAACGCAGCCGCGGCGACCCGCGCGGCCGCAGCCGCCGCAGCAGGCGGTGGCCTGGGCGACACGGTGAAAACAGGCAGCCAGGGCGACAAGCGAATCAAGACCGCGGGCAAAGCCCTATTCGGGGATTGAGCCGATGATTACCGGCCTTCCCAGGACCACCACGCGCACGCAGTGGAAATGGCTCTGGCGCCAATTCCGCATCACGGTGCGCGAGGCCATGAAAGCCCACACGGATATGATCGTGTTTGGCACTGGCGCCTGCCTCATCAGCGAGGATGAGCCAGACCTCATCCGGCACATCCCCATCGCTGAATTCCATGACCGGATGGCACGCGCATGAATGCCCACACCGATTTCTCCCGCGCGCCGTACGAGGATATGAGCGCCACCCTGCTCGCGATGCAGCCGCCCACGGCGCCTGAGGAAAAGGTCGATTGGAATTCGGATTGGGGCACCATCTTTTCGCACCTCGAGTCACGGCTTGGGATGCTGCGGACCTGGCGCTATTCCTGGTGGGCGTTCTGGAGCGTGCTCGCGCAGTATTTCATCCCGCGCCGATATATCTGGCTCGTGGTCGCAAACCGCATGTGGCGCGGCAACCCGCTCAACGATGCGATCATTGACAGCACGGGCCAGCTTGCGGTGCGCACCTGCTCAGCGGGCATGTGGACCGGCCTGACCAGCCCCTCGAGACCGTGGTTTAAGATCGGGGTGGCGTTGCCATGGGTCCAGCTTGATTCGGATGCCAAGGAGTGGCTCGAGGACACCGAGAAGCGCGTTTATACGGTGCTCAGCCAATCGAATTTCTACACCAGCATGGCGCAGGCCTTTCAGGACCTAACCGTATTTGGCACGGCGCCGGTCATCATCTATGAGGATTACGAGGACGTTATCCGCCTCTATGTGCCGTGCGCGGGCGAGTATTACCTCGCGGTCGGCGCGCGCTTTGCACCCACGGACCTTTACCGGGAATTCACGCTCACGGTGAAGCAGATCGTGGATATGTTCCAGGTGGAGAATTGCCCGGACCAGGTGCTCAAGCTATGGCGCCAGGGCGGTGCATCGCTCGAGATGGAATTTGTGGTGGCGCACGCCATCGAGCCAAATTTCGACCTCGACAACCAGGGCAAGGGCCGCAAGACCATCAAGGTGGTGCCGGGAGTATTCTCGTATCGCGAGGTTTACTGGCTCAAGGGAATCAAATCGCAGCGCCCGCTGAGCAAGCGCGGGTTTAACATGCAGCCGTTCATGGCCATGCGCTGGTCGACGGTGAGCAACGACGCATATGGCCGCTCGCCATGCATGGATGCGATCGGGGACAACAAGCAGGTCCAGCTTGAAACGCGCCGCAAGGCGGAATTCATCGAAAAGGGTGTGCGCCCGCCGATGGGCGCGAATGCCGAGCTCAAGAACGAGCCCGCGAGCATCATCCCCGCGATGATTACCTACATGGACACGAGCGGCGGCAAGAAAGGATTCTTCCCGCTGTTCGAGGTGGATGCGAATTGGCTCCCAGCGCTCACCGCGGATATCAAAGAGGTGAACGCGCGCATCCAGCATTGCCTCTTTGTCGACCTGTTCATGGCGATCACGAGGATGGAGGGTGTGCAGCCGCGCAACCAGCTAGAGCTCACCAAGCGCGACCTGGAGCGCCTCCAGGAGCTCGGGCCCGTCATCGAGCTTGTGGAGAACGAGCTCAGCATCGGCATCCGCCGCGTGCTCGATATCATGCAGCGGCGCCGCATGCTGCGTGAGATGCCCGAGAGCCTGAAAAAGGTCCCGCTTAAACTCACGTACACCAGCATCATGAAGGTGGCGCAGCAGAACGCGGAAGCGGTCGGCATGAAGGATATGTTTACGACCATGGGCGTGCTCTCG